CGATCAGTTAACAGCGTATTCATCGGAATAGTATCGGAGTCCCAAGTCACTTGCATAACAGTTTCGTCTGTGGGATTAAGAGTGATACGACCTACAATTTCATTACCGTCGGGTTTCATTAGTCGTATCTGACTCAATCCAGCAGTGAATACTCCTGGATATTGATCAAGAATGCTGTTCCAATTCACAATAGGACCTAACACAGACGGAACACTTATTGGATCTGAATTTAAATTCGTTCTTGATGACTTTGGACTGACTAACTTAGCAGTATTATCTAGAACTAGTAATCCAAGATCTCCCAGTGTGGTTCCTTGTATACTAATAGGATTATTGCCGGCGAAGAAGTCCATAGTCTGTCCGTCTACAATGGGTTGTAGTCCAGCAGCAGTTCCTGGTGGTTCATCGAATATAGAGGAAATAATTTTAGTAATAATTCCCAACTTCTTAACTTTGGCCGGAGGAGTGATCCATATCGGTGTAGTAAAATTCAGTGTGGCGATATCAATATCTTGCTCGACTCCCTGCGGAATCTGTCTGGATGAAAACGTCATATCTGTTAATTCTACAAGACTGAGACTGGTCCAATCGAGAAAATTGTTACTGGATTGAATTTCCATTGAAGGATTAAACAATACTAATAATTGTTCTAATATCTGCAGTTTTTGATCAGTGTTAGTTGTCCATATATCTGCATTAAATTTCAAATTAAATGGAGTAGGCATAATACGCTCAATGGTATAATTTGCTCCCTGCACATTTAGATATTCTTGACCGTGTTCATCATAGGCACGTTCACGTATATTAAATTTGCTTACATAAGTAGGATCTGCTAGTCTATTACGATCATATTCCATTGCTTTAATATAGCAGGCAATAAATGGTGCGCTCTGCACAACATTTTCCGAGTTCTTCTTTAAAATCTGACCAACTTGTCGATTCATATCTCCGTAGCGCACAGGAATCTGTACTAGATTACCTTGTCCGTCTTTATATGAGAAATTGCTCATCAATCGCATAAACTGCGTTAGATATCGTTTGATCTGAAAATCGTAAAAATATTCCATTAATTATCGGCCTTGGGTTTGAGTATTTGACTTAGTGCTTGACGTTCTTGTACTACCTTCCCTGCGATAGTAGCTGTATTATTGTTGTTAATAAATCCAGTACGTTGAGTTTGTCTTAGCTTTGTTGAATATACACTTACAGAAGTATCTTCATTAGGTACTGAAGGATCATAATTGTTGGTCATTGTCATACGTACACTTTCATCAAATTTAATCCAATGTGTACCGCTCCAGCGGAATAGAACATTAGGAAAGAAATCTGTTCTTAAATGAAACTGCCCAGTTACTGTTTTGTCAGTAGGAAAACTAGTACCAAATGTATATGGAGCACCATTAGGTGGTCGACCAGTACCTGTAAGATATCCTACATAGTAGTTTTTAGTAGGACTTCTTAAAGTCATCGAAGCATCAACAATTCCTTCCAATGAATCAATCGAAGCATCAGCATCAGTTTGCGAAGCATCTTCATGTGCTATAGTACCATCGGGATTTAATGGAACAACATAGTATTGATGAGTATCATAACCGCTGAGTGCTGCGTCTGCTTCTGCTTGTGCAATAATTGAATTGTTGATTTCAATGCTGGTATTATACGTTGAGATGAGATCTCTCAGAGTCGAACCGTCACCTGCGCCTGCATCAGCACCTAGTATCTGACTGTATTCTTGACTATCAACTAAAGGTACACATTTAACACGCAATAAGTGAGGATGCCAAGTCGGGCTATATCCGTTAGCAGCACGAGTCACATCTTGTACTACATAAAATCTTTTAAGAGCAACCATAGCGTCATCTAGGGTGTATTCATCCTTTAAGTGAGGCAATTCGATAACATCACCTGACATAAGTTTACGTTCAATGGTATCTACACAATTTCTTAGATGGAAATGAATAAAAATGTTATCATTATTCAACATTATACCAAACTGACTTAGATTAAAATCTAAGTCCTGCATAGTATAAATTCCTCGCATTACGAATACATTAGGATCATAACTGCGATCCCGGTTTTCCATTAGTATCACATCTTGAATTCCAAGTTCGCCGAGGGGATTGCTTTGATTAGGAACTCCTGGAGATGCATCGCCCGCTGATGGCTCAACAGGGCCAAGGTACTTGTGTACAAAAACATCAGTACCACCAATCTGAAACTGTTGTTCGATCATACGATCGATATATCTAAAATTATTTCCCTTCTCGGGCCGGTACATTGATAGTCTTGGCATACTCCTATTTAGCTAAATAATTGTATGAGCACAATTGAACAAGCACGCCAACCTATAGTTGATTACATCAAGGCTATGCTAGGTGACGGTATGATTGACGTTGAACTAGATCCAGTTCACTACAATACCGCTATTGATAAAGCATTTGCCAAATATCGTCAACGATCATCAAATGCTGTAGAGGAAAGTTGGGCGTTCCTTACAATGGAACAAGATACCAACGAATATACACTAAGCCAAGATGTTATCGAAGTGCGAGATGTATTTCGCCGATCGATTGGTTCTAGAACAGGTGGTGGAGATACAGGTTCATTATTTGAACCATTTAACTTGGCTTATTCAAATACCTATCTACTAAGTTCTAGCAACATGGGCGGATTAGCTACTTACTATGCGTTTGCTTCTTATCAAAAATTAGTTGGTAAGATGTTCGGTAGTTACATTATGTTTACTTGGAACCCTAGCACCAAGAAGCTAGTGGTTCAACAAAGACCTAGAGGCGAAGAAACTCTATTAATTTGGTGCTATAACTACAAACCAGACTTTGTTCTGCTCAACGATCCATATGCAGGCATTTGGCTCAAGGATTATGCACTTGCACAATCGAAAATTATCCTAGGACAAGCACGTTCGATGTTTTCTCAGATTGCTAGTCCGCAGGGCGGAACTACACTCAACGGCGATGCTCTTAAACAAGAAGGCGAAGCTGCTATTGAACGATTAGAAACTGAATTGATTAATTATTCGGAAGGTGGCAAACCAATGTGGTTTGTTGTAGGATAACCGATGAAAATTAGAGAACTTTTTGAATCTAAGCACGAACTTTCGCACAGTGCCAAAGGTGCCCTGCCTAACCTAACCACCTGGAATGATGTTAACAATAACAACGATCCATACAAAGCATTGAGATTCGGAATGATGATTGCAGGTGCACCTGATTTTGAAGCAGACACACATCACGAAGGTCCTGTCGGCGGTCAGTTTGCTACTCTATCATATAGCAATGCAGACGACACAATTTTAAATGCAGCTGGCAAGAAAATGGGCATTAAAGGTAAAAGAATAACTGCTCGGTATTCTACAGAGCACGAATCCACAGGTAAAACAAGTCCTGTTGCAGATTGGCAAAAGAAAACAAAAAAGTAATTGACCGTTGATTCTTAATCATGTATAATGCAAACATGATTATAGGAATTTCTGGCCTGATTGGATCAGGCAAAGACACTGCCGCAGACTATCTCTGCACAGTACACGGTTTTAAGCGCATGAGCTTCGGGGCATCTCTTAAAGATGCAATCTCTGTTATATTCGGATGGGATAGAGATCTTCTCGAAGGGTCAACTAAGCACAGCCGAGAATGGCGTGAGCAAGTTGACGAATGGTGGGCAACTCGATTAAACATTCCCGATCTCACTCCTCGTTGGGTTCTACAGCAATGGGGAACAGAAGTTGCTCGCCGAGGATTTCACGACGAAATTTGGGTAGCATCAGTCGAACGAAAACTTCTTAATGTCAAAGACGACATTGTTATCACAGACTGTCGGTTTATCAACGAAATGATAGCAATTAAAAATGCAGGCGGCATCACTGTTCGAACACATCGAGGTACGGATCCGACCTGGTTAGAGTTTGCTGCTGTGTTAAACAATACCGAAGACGAAGCAATAAAATCTCGGTGTTTAGAAATTCTCAATGAACGAAATGTCCATGCTAGCGAATATTCTAGTGTCGGTTTTGAGTATGATGTTCATTTAGACAATGACGGATCAATTGATGATCTTCACCGTCAGATTAGAAGTCAGGTACTAGGTCTCCCTGACGCCACGGAAGTCTAAGAATATGCAGTATGCGTTGACAATTAGCGCATACTGTTTTTAAATTAGTAATATGACAATTTGATGGTTCTCCGTCTAAATAAAAGACGTTAAACTGTTGTGGATACCGGCTTTCGAATCCACATTTATCACATTTACATTTCATTCTGTATCCGGACTGGTACCACAAAGGTTTTCCAGTTTTTCTTTTGCGACCGCAGTGATCACACTTGGTACGATAAAACGTCCTCCCATCTCGATGATAGTTGATTGCCACGGGTCGAGTACCACATATTTTACATAGAGTTCGCATTTAAGCCCTTTTTGGTTCCCTTTCATTGTATTTAACTGGTATATTTTTTACCAACGGCACTAAATACTGACAACGAAACCATATTTGGGAGAAATACTAATGGCCACATTACAATCACCAGGCGTATCAGTTACAGTAGTAGATGAAAGCTTCTATACTCCAGCTGCACCAGGAACTGTACCTCTAATTTTTGTTGCTTCGGCACAAGATAAAACTAATCCATCGGGTACAGTTGCAGTAGGCACTCAAGCTGCTAACGCTGGCACAGTTTACCTGATCACCAGTCAGAGAGATCTTACCGATACATTCGGTACTCCACTATTCTACACAGATGCGGGCGGAAACCCAATCAACGGTGGCGAAATTAACGAATACGGCCTACAAGCTGCTTACAGTTTGCTAGGCGTAAGTTCACAGGCTTATGTTGTAAGAGCACCTGTAGACTTAGCTTCCTTAGCTGCTAGCTCTTCTGCACCTGCTGGCAATCCATCGGACGGCAGTTATTGGTTAGATACTACGAATACTGTATGGGGTATTTTTGAATGGAACCAAGCAACTGGTACATTCACTAACAAGACTCCGATCGTAATCGACGACAGCAATTACGCTACTAGCACACTCGGCGGTCTTCCTGTAAATGGTCCTGCAGCAAGCATTGGTACAAAAGGTCAATATGCAATTGTTGCTACCAGCGCACTAGATACAAACGTTGTTTGGTACAAGAACAGCGATGGTAACTGGGTACAGGTAGGATCGTCTGCCAACGAAGCATGGAGCAATAGCAATACTTCTACTTTTGTAAGTACGGTATATGCTACAAGCTGGCCAGCAGTTGTTGGTACTACTACACCTACAACAATTACTACAGGTAGCACTTTTGTTATTAACAATTCGACTGCTACTATTACAGTTACTAACGGCGAAACACTTACCGCAGTTGCTTCAAGCATTAACAACGTTATGCGTTCGCAAGGCGTAGGTGCTAAAATCCTTAACGGTTCATTGGCATTGTATGCAACTAGTGCGGCTGCTTCAAATGGTACAACTAAAGACGGTAACATTGTTATTGCATCGACTACAACTGCAACTTCGTTGTTGCTATCGGAATTAGGTCTTACACCAGGAACTTATACAGGTCCGACAGTATTTGTTGGTCCGCACACACAGTATCCGAACTTTACATCAGATCCAACTGGTAGTGTTTACATGAAGACTACCAGTCCTAATTCGGGACAGATTTGGACAGTTAAGAAATGGTCAGCAAGCTCAGATGTGTTTACAACTGTTTCGGCTCCGGTATACAGCGGCGCCGCCGCCGCAATTTATGGTATCGATCCAATCGGCGGTGGTGCAAATATTCCAGTAGGCACAGTATACGTAGAAAGCAATTTTGATCACGGTAATAATACTTTCAATAGCCTAGGTACTAAACTTCCTACACTTGCTGAATTTAAAATCCATCAACGTGCTGCGGTTTCACCTACTACTATCACAAGTGCAGTAACAACAGGAACTATTTCGCTAACTTCAGGTACAATCGTTCTTGATGTGTCGATTCCGGGGTCAACTGGACATTTTAACACTACTACAATTTCAGTATCTTCGGGCACTAATTTAGTACCATTAGTTACTGCTATTAATAACAGTGGTGTTCCGTACGTTAGTGCTACACTCAATGCAAACGGTACTGTATCAATTTCGCATAGCACAGGTGGTGAAATTCGATTTACTGATGCCGGTAACATCTTAGGATCGGCGTTGTTTAATGAAAATTCTACTCCTAACTTCTATGCTGTTGGTAATTATGATCCATCAGGTA